TCAATGCTTGACAGACAGGTTATAACTGCAAATGAGGTTAGAGAAATTATAAAAGCTGATGATACGCTTGATTTTTCAAAACTTGAAGGCGACATTGACGAAACAGATTATTCAGAGCTTTTTAATGGCGTGAATGAAAATGCAGAAATTTAAAACTGTTAGAGCTATTGAGCCAAACGCAGGGGCAAGAATGAGTTTAAGAAACAAGCTCATAAAATTAAATAAGGATTTTTCAGAGTTTGTTTTATTTTCTATGATGCAGGAGCTTGAGAAATCTCAATATTTGTCTGTGTCTGATAGCTTTTTAACGCCAGCACAAAAAAGAGTAATGACAGCGTTAAAAAATAGAGGTTTATCAGCTTTTAGAAAAAATCAAAACTTGGTAGGTTTTTTATCTGAGTATATTTCTAAAAATTCAGTAAAATGGACAAAGCTGTTAGAAACTGCAAGTGAAAAGATTTTAAACAAAGAGCTTGAAAAGATTGTAAAGTCAACTGCTACTGCTAACAAACAAGCATTTTTAAATGTGGGGTTTTCAAAAGAAAATTTAAAAGAGGGTGGACAACTTCCGACTGTATCAAGTCCTTTTATATCCCCAGAAGCACAGAAATTTATTCAGGAATTTAAAACTGAAAAGATATCAGATTTTGTGCAAATGAATATGACAACAGCAGATAATATCAAGAATATTCTTGCTGAAGGATTAGAAACAGGTAACGTATTTTCACACATTCAAGAAAACGTTAAGATGATGCAAGGAAGCACAGAAAGACAGATTAACAATTACGTGCTTGACCAAACTTGTAAAATAAATTCAGAAATTACAAGACTTAATGCAAAATCTTTAGGGATAACAAAAGCGATATGGAAGCATATTGCAGGTCAATACTCAAGCCGTAAAACTCATAAGGCATTTGACGGAAAAGTCTTTGATATTGATAAGGGTCTTTTTGATGAAGACGTGCAAAAATATGTTAAACCAGCCGAATTAAAATATTGCCGTTGTGTCTATCGTTTAATTTATGATTAAAAATGTGAAAATATTTAAAAAAATGTTTGACTTATATTTTTTTTATTCTTAACATTCAAATAGATAATAAAATCAAAAGGTTATGAGATGAAATTCAAACTAATTTTTGATACAAAAAATTCAAATCGTGAAAAAGATGCAAACGGCTTTTTGCACGTTAAAAACTGTCATTGCACTAAGGTTCAGATAGCTCAATATCTTGGTTGTGAAATCTCAAAGGATTTAATAGCTGATAAAGTCTATAATGTATTTAGACCAGAAGAAGAGTTAAATAAAGCTGATACCATTCAATCGCTTAACGGAGTGCCATTACAGTTAGAGCATCACGATGACACGGCAGAAAATCCAGCACAATACACTAGAATTGGTGCTACTGGTACAGATGCCGTTTTTGAATATCCTTATCTGTCAAATTCATTACACTTCTTCAATCAGAAAGCCATTGACTTAATTGAGAGTGGTGAAAAGTGCGAGTTATCAATCGGTTATGATTGTGAAATTCATAAGGAAGCAGGAGAATTTGAAGGCGTGCCTTATGACTTTGTACAAAGAAATATCAAAATTCAGCACGTAGCATTGGTTGAGTGTGGCAGAGCAGGAGCAGATGTAAAGGTTTCAGACAGTAAAGAGATTATTCTTAATTCAGAAAAAACAGAGGTAAAACAGATGGATAAAGAAAAGTTATTACAGCTCATTAACGAGCTTGTAAAGGCTGGGGCAACTGAAGAGGAAATCAAGGCAAAGATTGATGAACTCACTGCCGATGCTTGTGAAGATGATGAGGTTGAGCTTGAGGCTGAAGAGGTTAAAACTGAAGAGCCAGACACCGAAGAGGTAGAGGAGCAGGAGCAGGAAACCTCAGATGAAGAGCAGACCGAGCAGGCAGACGATGACGATTTAATCATTGAAGAGGTTAAGGCAGAGCTTGAAAAGGCAGGTCTTGACGCTGAGAATGAAGAGCTTGTGAAGGCTTTTATCGTTGGCAATCACTTTGCAAAGGCAGAAACCGAAGCAACTGATGAAGATACTACCGATGAAGAGGCTACCGAAGAGGAAAAGGAAGCCGAAGAGCAGAAAGCTACTGATACTGCTTTAAAGGTTGCAAGGATTGTTAAGGCAGACATTGAACGCAGATTTAATGCCGTTAATGAAGTCCGTCACGTCTTAGGCGATGTAAACGCTATGAAGTATGATAGTGCAGATAAGATTTATCGTGATGCACTTGCAAAGATGGGCGTTAATGTTAAGAGCCTCAAGGATAGCGAGTGCAGAGCCGTATTCCGTGCAGTTTCTGCCGTAAAGGTAAAGTCTAAGGATTGTAATTCAGTTAAGAAAGCTGAAAAACATACAGCTTTAGATAAGTTATTTAACAGAGTTTCAGTTTTATAAGGGGTTTAAAAAATGCAGAAAAGCGTTAATTTAATTGTTAAAAAGGGTTTTGACGGTCAGAAAGTAACCACCGACCAGAATATTTATACCTGTGAAAATTATTTAAGTGATGGTACTGTAAAGGCTGGTACCTTTGCCTTTAAGGGTTCAGCATCTGGTAACGGTGAGCAGTTTGGCGTTGTATCAGCTACTGGTTCAGCATTAGTTGGCTTTGTAGAGCGTGTAGTTGATGCTTCAATTGCTCCAACTGTTGAAGCTACCGATGTATATCCTGCTGGCTTCCCTGTTCTTGTAGCTTTAAAAGGTCAGTTCTATGTGACTGCCAACGCTACCGTATCAGCTGGTATGTTAGTGCTTGTTGATGGTGACACTGGTGCTATTACCTTTGCTTCACAGACTAGCGAAGGCTTAATTGATACTGGCTTCAAGGTTGTAATCCCAGACGGCAAGACATCTGCAGGCAATGGCGATGTTATCGTAATTGAAAAGTTTTAATTTGAGAGGAAATAATAAATGTCATTCAATGATAAAGCAAAAGAATTAGGTTTTGTTTCACCTAAAGGCTTTATGGCTTTTGATAGCGTAGGCGATGCCGTAAAGTTAAACAAGGAAAAGACTGCAAGAATGTTATCAGATAGCAATTCTATCGGTTATCCTATTTCTGCATTTTCTTATTTATCGCCTGAGATTGTACCTATTCTGTTATCAGCTAGAAACGCAACTAAATTAGGTCGTGAAGTTAAGACTGGTGTATGGACTGATGACTATATGCAGTTCCCAGTTGAAGAGTATGCTGGCGATGTAACTCCTTATAATGATTATCAGAATGGTGTTACTACTGATGTTAATTATGAGTTCCCAGTACGTGAGCAGTTACGCTTCCAGACTACCTTAACCTTTGGTGACTTAGAGGCTGAAAAGGCATCATCTGCAAAAATTGGCTTAATCAATGCAAAGCAGAGAGCATCTGCTGAAATCATCGCACAGGAAAGCAATAGATTTTATTTGTATGGTGTACAGGGCAAGAAGATTTACGGCTTATTAAATGATCCAAATCTTAACGCTACCATTTCACCTATCAATATTGCTCCATCTGGTCAGACAGGTATCACCACTTGGGCAGACAAGATGTCAAGTCAGCCTTCAACCTTTGCAAATATCGCTTATAACGATATTAACGCTTTATGGACTGAGTTATGTTCAAAGAATGGTGGCAATATTGATGCTAATACTCCTATGATTTTAGCTCTGTCAAATAAGATGCTTCCATATCTCAATGCTCCTAACTCATTTGGCTTAACTGCCTCAAAGATGATTAAGGACAACTTCCCTAACATTGAGATTATTGCCCTCCCAGAGCTGTCAACATCTGCTGGTGAGCGTGTACTTTTAGAAGTTCCTGAGCTTATGGGCGTATCAACTGTTGATTGTTGCTACTCTGATAAGTATCGTTTAGGTCGTTTAGTTGCTAAGACCTCATCTTATGAACAGAAGGCAATTTCAACCACTTGGGGTGCAGTTGTAAAACGCCCTTCTTTAATTGCAACTATGTTAGGTATTTAATTTTACTAATTTGTGATTAAAGTGCTATAATTCAAGGTGTTAAGACATAAAAAATCTTAGCACCTTTTGTATATACGTATGAAAATTAAAATAAAAGAGGGTTTAAAAAATGGGTAGACCAAAGAAAAATGTTAATGATTTCAATGCGTTAGCTGATGTTGTCGGCAGTTCAGACACAGAAATCAAAAAGAACGAAATTAAGAGCGATGATGTTATTATTGCTGTTGCACTTCGCCATGGTCATAAGTTTTCTGATATTCCAGACGGAAACGGTGGCATAAAAGAGATTTATCTTGTTGGTCTTGATGATGAGTTAAGAGGCAAAAGAGAGGGTATTTTATCGCCAGACGGCAGAGCAAAATATCAGCGTTTAAGCCGTGCAGATTGGGAGAACATCTTAAAAATTCACGGTAAAGAGCAGATGTTTAAGCCTTTCAATGGCTCTCCAGCTTGTGTTTTTGAAATTGAGGGTGGAATGGCAGAGGCTCACAATTATGAGAGTGAAATCAAAAATATTAAGACTGGTTTGGCACCTGTTGATTTAAAGAAATCAAAGGTTGAAGAAAACTAATAAAATCAAAGGGATAACAAATGATTTTAGAATTTAATCAAAGTAAATTTTTAACTTTATTTAGCAATATCAATGACTTATATGTTAAAGGCAAAATTTCAGATGAATATTTATCTGAAAAATTTAATGTTATTTGTCAGATGCTTGGTAATAAAGATAATTCTGTTATCCCTTATGATGTTGATAAGAATATTCTTGATAGAGAGCGTTTATTCTTTTATGCCCTCTGTCATTTAATCACTTTAGAAAATCAAGATTATAATGGCAGAATTGCAAGTGCCTCACAAGGTTCAGTATCTACATCTTTTGACCTGCTAAAAGGTGGAAATTTTACTAAAGACTTCTGGGCACAAACGCAATGTGGCTCAATATTCTATATGCTGTATCAGTCTTACACAAAGGGTGGCAGATTATACCATTCTTACAATTATCACCCTTACGGATAAATAAAAATGGCAACTGTAAGATTAGATTTGAGCAAAATTCAAAACGCTTTAACAAGGTTGGAAAAAGTGTCAAAGCGTTCTGTTAAAATCGGTATTCTTGCAGATGCTCAATATAGCAACGGCACAAAAGTTAGCGATGTTGCAAATATTCTTGAGAATGGTTGGGTTCAAAGGGTTACAGCAAAGCAAAGCACATTCTTAAGATATCACGGCTTGAATGTTCCTCCTAATTCTACTCTTAATTGTCCTTCACGTCCTTTTTTCTCAAATACCGTTAAAAACAAATCAGAGCAATGGATTAAATTAGGCGAAAGGTATTTTAAAGCAAATTTCAGCGTTGAAAATGCAGATAATGCCGTAATTAACGGATTAACGGCAATAGGTACAAAAGCAGTAGCAGATATTCAAGATACACTATACGATAATGATGGCATTGCCCCACGTTCAGAGGCTACATTACAGATGTATTCTTTTGCAGAGGCAAACGCTGAAAGCGATAGTGGTACAGGCAGAAAGCAATCATTGTATAAAAGTGGCACGCTCTTTAATGCAATAACATTTGAGTTGATATAAGTATATGAATTTACACGATATTGTCAGAAAATCAATTACAGCCGTACACGATGATAAGTCTTTAACCTTAATCAAGTATGAAGGTAAGCAAAATAATTTTGGTGTTTTTTCAACGGTTTACAAAAAGTATGAAGGATTAAAAGGCAACTTCCAGCCTGATGACGTAAAAGACACGTATATAAATAATACAGTTGAAAACGAAACAACTTATAGATTATACGTTTATGCTGATGAGGTAAAAATCCTCAATATTTTTAAAGCACAAAATAAAGGCAATGACTTTATTATATGCGATGATTTAACATACAAAGTTATTGAAATTATTGAGGATTTTTCACAAGATTTATGGCTTTGCGTTCGTGTAAGTTTACAAAGTGAGCCGATTGATTTTAATTTTATTGAAGATATAGAAAATGAATAACGATTTAATAAAAGCTATTTATTTGTTTATCAAGGAATTTGCAAAGCCTCAGTTAAATGATGACTGCATTATTTTTGCAAAACAAAATAATATAAGTTTGCCAAATTCCGATTATTGCATTTTTGATATTGTAGATTTAATTCAGCACGGCAAGCCAGTTGAGTTATATAACGAAAATTTAGAAACTACGACTATCAAAGACAGAACGGAAGTCAATGTTAAGATTGATTTTTATGCTAGTATGCAAGCTGGTGGGACTGGAATGTTAGCATATACAAGAGCAGGCAATATCAATCTTGTATCAAGAAGTTATCTAGCCTGCAAGTTTTTAGAGCCTTTTGGGCTTTCCTTAATTGGTGCGACATCGCCCCTTGATACAACAATTGTAAGAGAAAACAACTATTTACGCAGATATTCTTTAACTTTATCACTTTTAACAACCACAGAATTTACAGTTAATTTTGAATTTTTTGACAAAGTGCAAAAAGTTATTAAAAATGTTGACGTTTTAAAAGAATTGTTTTAATTTTCAAATAGATAATTTTTGTTTTTAAATTTAAAAATGAGGTAATAAAAAATGGCAATTTCTGCTAATCAGATTGTACAGGTCCTGCCTAGATTATTAACTGGTACAGGTAAGGATTTACAATTTAACGGCTTAGTGCTTGATAAGTCAAATCTTATTCCAGTTGATGAGGTTTTATCTTTTGGCGATGCTGACAGTGTAGGCGATTATTTCGGCACTCTGTCAGATGAGTACAAGTTCGCTCAAATTTATTTTGGTGGCTATACTAATTCACAGATTAAACCTTCAATTCTGAATTTTTATAGGAATGTCCGAGAGGGTGCAAATGCCTTCGTTCGTGGCGTTGAGTTAGCACCTGTAAAGGCTTTATCAGACTTAAAAGC